CGTTAATATCATCTAAATGAAGTTGTTGTGATGTGTATGGAAGTCTTGCGAACTCCGTACCGGTAAGACCTGATGCTGCTCTACGTAATTGAGTACGTTCGTTTTCCGTTAGTTGAATCATCTAATATCCCCTCTAGTTGTTGTTTAAATTCTACTACATTACTTGCTTGATTGAGTTTTGAATTTTCAATCTCGTACAAATCTGCTTTTGTTTCAAAGTACGTGCCGTCTGTACGAAAACGTTTAGTACCTTTCTCATACTTATTAGCTTCATCAAAGAATCTGACTTTACTAATCCATCCACAAATAGTTAAGTGATCTGTATTTTTGTTTAAACTGCAAAAAATATACCGATCCACCTTATAATTTGCTTGTAACGCAATTAAATTGTTCACGTAATGATCTAATGGGTCTGTCGTTCTGCCCATAGTTTTAACATCATACGTATACTTATTTATTTCTAAATCCACTCCGCCATCAAAACCATTTTCGTACACCATTAATGGTTTATGAAATATATCTAATAATGTTTGTTGTCCTATTAAACCAGTTAATTGTTCATCAGGGCTGCCATTGGCTTGATCTCTCTTACCAAAGTTAGCTCTGCGTAATAAGTATTTGCAATACTCTACAATATCTGCTTTAACTGGAACGCTAAACATTAGTGTCTCGTTAAAATGTTCACCAATGCTAACAAGTGATTGACTTGCGCCCTTAAAGACTTATTCTCATTGAGTAATGATTCCATGTCTTTAACAGCCATTGTCACTAATTGATCTTGTTTAGTAATGGTTTCCACTAATTTCTTTTCTGATGCGTTGAGTTTCTTTTTAATTGCCATTGTCGTTCTCCTCTAGTTTAATTTTGCCTATGTATTTATAATCTTCATCTAGCTCACCTGTTTTTTCATGCAACATAAAGGGTATATTATGTTTTATTTTCTTTTCATATAGATACAAATATTATGGCTCTTTAGGTTGTGGTTTAATGCGATATTCAATTTCCTGCCAAGTATTTAAATGCCATGTTGGTTGTATAACAGATTCCCAATTTCCCCAAGGTTCATTAGGCTTTCTAATTCTGTATTCAATCTCTGCACCATCAGCCCATGCTTTTATTTCTTTATGCCATTTATGTTGTTTCATATTAACTCCTGATTAAAATGGGGCTTCCTCTACATGATATTCGTACCAATTATTTGGATAGGTGTCTGTAATGGGGTCAAAGAATTTACCGGCTTGTCCGCAGCTATCTATAAAATTATAGTTGCGTTCAAAGGTGGCTAATTTGTATTTGGGTTTTCCGGTGACCAAATCAATGGTCTGGGTGCGTAAACAATGATCTTGTTTACTATCAAAGTGTTTGCAGTTGATGCAATATTCCATATCAATATCTCCAGTTAGGTTAATAGGTAGAGATACATTACATGATTATTTTAATTAATGCAAACTATTTTTAATTAATTTAAAAAAAGTGATATATACGTACGTTTTTACGTACGACATTTGTACATAAAAATGTACAATATAATACACATTTTAGGCTGTGGATAACCTGTGGATAACTTTAGGTATGATTTTACATAATACCCATATATATATATTACTAATATATATATATTATTAATATATCGTATAGTATACGTACTATATTAGTACGTATAAGTATATAGGGAATATACTAAACTATATTTTAAATGATTTAATATATACGTACGAATATAATATAGTTAGAATATATATATATGGTAAGGTATTAAAATTAAAAGATCGTGGCTTCTAGGTACTTTAAAATGCGTTTAAACTATATCTTTTTGTTATCTAGTCCGTACACTTTTGCACACTTATAAACTAAACGATAAAAGTCTTTAGAATGTTCGTCATAGTTTTTATAACCTAAATTGTAATACATCACTAAATGACACATTTCATGCAGTAAGGTTTCTTTCACTAATAAAAAGTCCGTGCATAAGGTTCTGGATATTTCAATTCGCATGGGGTCTACATCAAAATAACCAAAAGCATCGGGGTCATCTATTATTTTGAATTTAAGATTATTCGGTAATTGGTATTTATCAAAGGGATGAATGTTCTTATAACCTAAATACAATGCACGAATATATTTAGGTTTTAAGATAATCATAGGTCAATAAAAGTAGAGGTTGCCGACTTGTTCTTTAACAGGAAGTCTAAAGGGGTTTCGTCTGGGGTCAATCCTATCGTCATGGAAGTAGTGATAATTGTATTTCAAATAAGTTTTATTTTGAATGACTTTTAATGCGATCATTTCATTTTCTAGTAATTCTTTTTTGCTAGGCGTGCGTGCGTGAGAAAATCGCATTTTTTGGATATATTCGTATCGGTTGGGTTTATAAACTTCATCGCATAAGGATTCAATGTTTTTTGATGAGTTGATGACAACGGATGCAATACGTTCTTTTTGCGGTAATGTTGCGCCTTCACCATGTAAAACGTAAGCAAGACAAGCGACTGATAATTCAAGCATGATAAAACCCCTTTCAAGTAAATGAAATGCTTAATTAAAGCTAACATAAAAAAGCCCTATATTCTAGGGCTTTGATTATATGATTATGGCTTTAATCCTTAAAAAATGCGCCTTTTGTCATAGCTTCAAAGATTAAATGTTCATTTTTTTGAAAATCTAGCGTTGATTCATATTCTGAAACGCTGTCATCAATATGATGTAAAATATACCAATAATCAGAATCCTTAAAATATTGGATAGTTTTTGTAGAACGACAACCCCCGTTTAATTTCAGACAAAAATCGTTATAAGGCTCATCATTACAATGATTTTTTAATTCGTTTATATTATGAATTGCTAGCATTTTGCACCTCCATGTTAGTATTAAACCATGTATTGCACGCCTGACAATGTATGCCGTTAGCGTATTGATTGTAAATCATTTCGCCGTCTTGATCGCATTCGGGGCATGACTCGTTTTCTATTGAATAAGTATTTATTTTTTTATCATTTTTAAGCATTTTGAACCCCCTCTTTTTTACAATACAGGTTAAATAAAATAGATTGAATCCTTGCTTTATTGATTAATGATTTCATAATGTGCCTTTCGTTAGGTTATGGCTTAATTTAAGCCCTTAAACGCCCTCGTTAAAAGACGTTTAAAGATTAAACTAGCTGAAACGATAGCTTGCACCAACTTGCCACTCATCAAGTTCACTAGGTGACAAGTCACATTCTAAAAACTGCTCAATGCAATAAATGACTTCTTTGTCATTAATTTCAATAGATGCACCATCAAACCAATCTAAATACCAATATTCAACTTTTATAATATTTTTGTCGCTGTCAGTATAGATTCTAAACTCATCCGCAGGACCGCCCCAGCTTAACTGCCAACGATAATAGCCTTTTCTTTGGTTTTTAAATGTATTTTTTGAGACATAATCCCAGCTCAAGCCATATTCATTCACTTCTGAAAATACATCATCTTCAGAAAACAAACGATTATAAAAGGCTTTGAAATCATCAAGCCTTGATAAATATTCATTTTTAACTAGTTCTTTACAAGTTTTGTCCATGATAACCCCCGTTAGTTAGATAAAATTAAGATTAAAAAACACCAAAAAGAAAACAAAAAGAATAGAGCTAAAAGAATCATTTTAAGAGCTTGCATCATTACCCCCGTTAAATAATTGATTCATATAAGTCACGTTCACGGGTTGATAAATCCTCAACCTTAATGATCGCACTTCTGGGACATTTTTCAATGTCCATGAATGTTTTAATTGCGCTATCCTCTGATGTGTGACCGAAAAGAATCAACTCATAATAGCCCTTATCGTGTTTTGATGTAATTCTGTATTGATGGATTCTCATTTTTTACCCCTTAAAGCAATTTTAATAGCTTGTAAACGTAAGTTATCCTCATCAGAGTTAAGAAAGCCTCCAAGCATGGATAACGCCTTTTTCATGTTTAAAAGTTCCCATTTTGGATAAGATTGATATTGTGTAACGTAGTCAGTTAATGTCATTTTAAATACTCCTCTTTAGTTAGTAGGTATATATGATTATAAGTAGATAAAAAGAGTAGTCAATAGTTTTTATTAATTTTATTTTCAAATAATCTATTGACATTTGATTTATTTTACTTATTAGGATTATCTGATTATAAGATTATCGCTAACCCATATATAAAATATATTATATATATTATATATAAAGTATATATATTGTAATTATATATATTGTATATATGACTTCATGATAAATAGATGTTATGTAAAATCGTCTACAAGCCGTTCACTTGTAAAATATATATATGGGTGTGTGTGCATATATCAATTATTTATATATAAATATCTATGCTTATACGTAAATATCTATATTGGTATTGGTGTATAGATCAGATATGTATATATGTCTGTTATGGCAAAGTGAATGGACATTGGACTCTGTGGTGACGAGACCCACTCCGCTCTTCCCCCAAAAAAAATATGGGTTTTTCCCTTTATGGTCTATGCGTGATGGCGTAGATGTGTTTTACCTTTTGGAAAGTAGTTGCATATTCTAATTAGATGTATATAATGATTAGCGTAGTATCTTTATTAACTAATTAGAGAGGTGATTATGAGTATTGAGTTAACATTGGATCAGAAACACGCTATTACTAAACAAGACTTAATGGACATTTACCTGGATCAAATCAATTGGGCTGTATCACAACAATTACCCCCAGAAAGTGAATTGATTGAGTCTTTAGAAGAAGTCATTAGATTTATGTCAACAGCAGATGAATTTAATATCTTTATGAGTAAGGCACAGGCTATCGCTATAGAGGACTAATATGATTACCGTAGAAAAGAATGTAGAATTACCTGTAACAAGGGTAAGGAATAGCTATCCCTACAAACAAATGGAAGTAGGTGATAGTTTCTTTGTAGACAATACCAAGATGCAAATTGTATGTAACGCCAATTACAGGGCTAATAAATCATTAGGTCGTAAATTTATAGCCAGACGTGAAGGTAATGGTGTAAGGGTGTGGCGAATTGTATAACAGAGAACAATGGGATTTATTGAACTGGGTGTTTCCAGTCACCCTCATTGGTCCACTTTATTTTTTAATTATTTATTACTTATGGAAACAACACATGAAAGAAGCTAAAGACTTAACAGAAGAATTAATCAACAAATCTATGTCAGATCAAATCAAGGCTGTGGATGACAAAACCAAACGTGAATACATGGAACGTATTTGGAATATGGATAAGGCTCAAATCTTCCATGAATTGATGCGTGTGCATGGTGAGTCTGCAAAACTACTTATGGCAGCCGAAGAAGAACTATCTCGTTTAAAAGGTTTTGTGTCTAAAGACGAACTACATTAGGAGTTGTTATGGGGATAACAAATCAAGAGCAAGAAAAGAAGTGGGCGGAAGAACTACGTCATTACAGAACCATGATGAAAATGGAAATGACGAATGTACTTAATTGTGACAACGCTGACGAAAAAAGAAACCTCGCTAAATCCTGGAAAGAAAAATACTCCGCTATCTTTTATAAAGAGTTAGTTAATCTAGCTAAAGACAAACAAGCTCGTGTAAAAGTAGCCATGTGGGACATAGATAACTTTGATAGAAAGATCACCAAATGAATTTCAATAAAGACTTGTTCTACAAGTTTTGTTCTGAATTAAAAATTGAAACAAAAGAGCAAGGTTTACGAAAGATGAATAACCTGCTCGGTACGCAAACGTACGTCATGGATGAAATTGCTAAAGGACTTCAAGACGATATTCATTTTTTTGTGATCTTAAAGGGGAGACAACTTGGAATTACCACAATTAGTTTGGCATTGGATTTATACTGGCACTTCACGCACCCAGGTCTGCAAGGTACGCTTACCACAGACACGGAGGAGAATAGAGATATGTTTAGATCTACCCTCGCTATGTACATGGAAGGCTTACCCAAAGAATATCGTATCCCACTCTTGGCTCACAATAGAAATCAGCTCTCCCTTAAAAACAGAAGTAGACTGTTCTACCAAGTTGCAGGTCTCCGAGCTAAAGGATCATTGGGTAGAGGAAAAGCGATCACTTACTTGCATGGAACAGAAACATCTTCATGGGGAGACGAAGAAGGTTTGGCTTCGTTACTAGCCTCGTTAGCTGAAACAAACAAGGATCGTCTATACATATTTGAAAGTACTGCCAGAGGCTTTAATATGTTTCACGATATGTATACGACTGCTAAAAAGGCTAGAACACAACGTGCCATATTTTGTGGTTGGTGGCGTAATGAACTTTATGCTGCAGACCCAGACTCGTCTGTTTACAAAGTCTATTGGGATGGAAAACTAACACCTGAAGAAAAAGAATGGACACGAGATATTAAAAAACTTTATGACGTAGAAATTAATTCTCGTCAAATGGCATGGTGGCGATGGAAAATGTTTGAATGGATTAAAGACGATTCTTTAATGTATCAAGAGTTTCCTCCTACAGAAGATTATGCGTTTGTAATGACAGGAACAAGTTTCTTTTCTAACTCACGTTGTACCGATGCGTTTAAGAAAGCTAAATCTAAATCATACGATAGTTACCGTTACATATTTGG